AATGCGAAAGCATCTTGGGAAAAATGTTGGTGGGGAAAAGTATAGTTCTGATGTAAATCCTTATTTTAATCCTCGTTCAGTTCGTGAAGAAGTTCTTTCATATCTTCTTGACGAAGGTTTTGCTTCTGATGAGAAGTCTGCAGAGGCAATCATGGATGCTATGAGTGAAGCATGGGTTGAGAGTATTGTTGAGAAGACAATTGTTTCTGTAGAAGGTGGTGGGAAAAGGAAGTATACACAATCTAAAGGTGATATGAAAGCAGATGCACAATCAGCAAAAGAGAAATCTGATGCTGTGGAGCATGGAAGAAAAAGAAAATCTGAAATGGATTCGGGAAGATTGACTGTTGCTACTAAAAGAGGAATTGAAAAAGCAACGAATAGGAGTGAAAGAACAACTGGTTATGCTCCTAACAGCAATTCGCAACCACATGAAAGAGATGATTCTTTTTCGAATCGCAATGCTCGTAAACGCAGAGAAAGCGGTAGATAAAACCACTTCCCAAACTGTCCACTAGGGGGTCGCAAGACCTCCTTTTTTTGTATAAACTTGTATAAATAATAGTGTATAGTGCGTGTCCATAATGAAAAATACTTATTATACTTATGCCTGGTTGCGAGAAGATATGACACCTTACTATGTTGGTAAAGGTATTCGTAATAGGGCGTATTGTCCTCATAGAAGAGGTGATACTTATATGTCTCCCCCACCAAAAGACAGAGTTCTCTTCTTAAAGAAGAACTTAAGCGAGTTTGATTCTTATAAACATGAAAATTATATTATTAGTATTTTAGGTTTAAAAAGTGAAGGTGGTATTTTAATTAATATGTCTTACGGTGGTGAGGGGAGTTCTGGTAGAAAGACAACTGAATATTGTATTCAAAGAAGTAGAGAAGCAAACGCAGGAAAAACTCTTACGGAAGAACATAAGAAAAAAATTGCAGGGCAAGTATCTCAGAGAAGGTGGTGGAATAATGGTGAGGCAGATAAACATACTATTGAATGTCCTGGTGATGGGTGGATTTTGGGAAGATTATTTTCCAAAAAATGTAAAAAGTATAAAACAAAGGAGTTTGCTGAAAAATCCAGAAAAAATAATTTGGGTAAAGTTGTTAGTGATGAAACCAAGAAAAAACAAAGTTTGATTAGGAAGGGTAGAAAATGGTGGAATAATGGTATTAAAACAAAACTTTCATATGAATGTCCTGGTGATGGATGGGTCGTTGGGAGACCAGGACACTTATTGAAGTGTCCCATTACCTGATCTAACTGGTGTGGGGTGTGTATAATACTTTCATACCGCACAACCCCAAATGCCTGTCAATCTTGAAGTAAAAGGAATGCTTGCTCGTCTTCTGGCGACAGAAGATATTGTTGTTGAACATAAAAAAGTAGAAACTGCTTGCTTTAATGTCCATACGAGAGTTCTTACTCTTCCAATGTGGGAGAAAGCAAGCAATAATATCTACGATTTGTTGGTCGCCCATGAGTGCGGGCATAGCATCCACACTCCTGATGAGGACTGGACTAAGCAAGTCAAAGTCCCTCCTCAGTTTGTCAACATTGTAGAAGACGCTCGCATCGAAAAACTGATGAAGCGTCGTTATGCTGGTCTCGCAAAGACCTTCTTTAATGGTTACAAAGAACTTGCCGAACAGGATTTCTTCCAAATTGAAGATGAGGAAGTTGATGAGATGAATCTTGCTGACCGTGCCAACCTTTATTTTAAGATTGGTAACTTTGTTGATATCTTTATTGAACCTGGTGAAGAGACTGAGATCATCAATCTGATTGCCGACTCCGAATCCTTTGCCGATGTTCTGATTGCTTCCGAGGAACTTTATAAGTATTGTAAACAAAGGAAACAAGAAGAAGTTAAAATCAATCTAGATTCGCACGAAAGTCCACAATCTGGTGGTAATTCTTCTTCTGATTTTATTGATCAGGAAAAAGGTGAGAATGATCAACCCGAAATGGGAGGTGATAGTGGTACAAGTTCTGATGAAATTAGTGAACAAAAATCTGAAGAACAAGAAGTTGAAAATGAACAAGGTGGTGAAACTTCTGAACCAGAAGTCAAGACTGTCAATAATCTTGAAGAAGCACTTAAAGATCTTGTGAATCGTGATGGTTGGGAAAATGTATATGTAGAAATTCCCAAATTGAATGTGAATCAAATCATCGTAAATAATATTGAAATTCATAATCAGTGCAAGCAATCTTGGGCATCATATCTTCATAATACTGATTATTCTCATGAAGAAATTTTTGGTGAAGCAGATAAAAATTTTCGTGAATTTAAACGTTCCGCACAGAAGGAGGTCAGTTACCTTGTAAAGGAGTTTGAGTGTCGTAAGGCAGCAGATAGTTATGCTCGTGCTACAACGGCGCGTACAGGTCTTTTAGACTGCTCTAAACTTCATACCTACAAATATAATGAAGACCTATTTCGTAAGGTTACAACACTTGCAAATGGCAAGAATCATGGATTGGTATTCCTTCTGGATTGGTCTGGTTCGATGAGTCGTGTGTTATTGGATACTGTCAAACAACTTTTTAATTTGATTTGGTTCTGTAAGAAAGTTAATATTCCTTTTGAAGTTTATGCCTTTACAAATGATTATCCAATCATTAAGTATGATGAAAACAATAAACCAATTATGCCTCAACCTTTATATCAAAAGAAAGATGGACTTATTCATGTTCAGGAATATTTTTCTCTGATGAATATTTTTACTAGTAAGACGAATGGTAAGACTTTGGAAGATCAAATGATGAATATCTATCGTATTGCCCGTAGTTTCGGGGATCAATATTATTGTCGTTATGCTGTTCCGGTTGGTTTGAGTCTTTCTGGAACTCCTTTGAATGAGACTTTGATTGCTCTGCATGAAATTCTTCCTACATTCCAAAAAGAGAATAAACTTCAAAAAGTTCAATGTGTAATTTTGACTGATGGGGAAGCACATTCTTTGAAGCATCATAGGGAGTTTAATCGTCGTTATGAGGATGGACCTTATCTTGGATTGAATTCAATTGGTAATAATGCATTCTTGCGTGATCGTAAAACAGGAAATACATACTCCTTTGATTGTGAATGGCATGGTTTTACTGACGTTTTACTTCACAATCTTCGTGACAGATTTCCTACGGTCAATTTTATTGGCATGAGGATTTTGGAATCGCGTGATGCTGGTTCTTTTGTTCGTCGTTATACTGGATGGATTAATCCTGAATATGATAAAATTATGAATACTTGGAAGAAAGAAAAGACTTTTTCAATTAAGAATTCTGGGTATCATACTTACTTTGGTCTTTCTGCTTCTGCCCTGACAAATGATGCAGAGTTTGATGTTGCCGAAGATGCTACTAAGTCTCAAATTAAATCTGCTTTTGTAAAAAGTCTAAGGAGTAAAAAAATGAATAAAAAAGTTCTTGGTGAGTTTGTAGAATTAGTTGCCTAATTTATAAATAAAGTTAGGAAAAATTTAAAAAGAACATGAACTCTGAACAAATTAAAGACATGCATCTGCTTTATAATGCAGTTTATGATGAAGAACTTAGGGAGCAGTTTGATGAATATAATAATGCAGTATATGATGAAGACATTGTAGAAGTTGCCACTGAGTATTTTTATTCATATGGTCTGAATGATGATGGTATTAATATTCTGATTGAAAAGATTGGTCTTGAATCCTTTGTTGAATATGTCTATGAACTGACTGAAGATCTTCATGTTCTTACAGAAGCAAGAAGAGCAAAAAAAAGAACTGGTGGAGAGTCTTATGCTGAAGTGAAGGCAAAGATTGATGCAAAAGAGGCTTCTAAAAAGAAAGTTACTAAAGCGGCGACTGAGAAAAAAGAAACAGAAAGAAAAGAACCAGAATCCCGTGGTGTTGAAAGTCAGGCAAAGGCAGAGCAACCAAAATCAAAAAAACCTGCAAGAGATGCAATTGCTAGAGGTATTATGGGTGCCGTAAAGGCATACCAATCTGGTATGGAGCGTCATCGTAAAGCAACACAAACTGCTGGTCGTCTTGCTGGTGAAACTGCTAAAACTGTAGGAAAAGTTGTTTCTACCACTCATGAAGCAGGTCGTCGTGCGGGTGAGCATGTTAAAAAGCATGGAATGAAATCTCTTGCTAAAGAAGAAATTGACCTCTTTGACTATCTGTTAGAATACCTAGTTGCCGAAGGATATGCCGATACTAATGAAAGTGCTCTGGTGATTATGGCAAATATGAGTGAGGAATGGAGACATGATATTGTGGAAAAAACTGCAATGGCTAAAAGAGGTCATGATGAGACTGCAATTCGCAACAAAATTGCAAAGTCAACAGGTGGTGGAAAATTTGCTGATAAAGCAACTGAATTAGAAAACAGACCAACTTTTGGAGATGGAGAAAAGAAAGCAGCAAGAGAAAAACTTGCAAGAACGCAGAGAGGTGATTTTCGCAAAACAACTTCATCAAGTCCTGGTCTTCATGGTTATGGTCATAAGTCTGATGATCCTGAAGTAAAAGAAAAGCAGGCAGCAAGAGGAAAGCAAAGAGGTGCTTTGACACCTAAGGAGAAAAAACAATTCAATAGATAATTTAACCACTTTCCAAACCGTCACAGGGGGCAACGACCGCCCCCTTTTTTGTGTGTATAATATGAGAGTTCAAATGAAACACACCTAACTACATCATGCCTCGTAAAATTTCTGTGACCGACAACCAACTGATTGCTGATCTCAAATCGCTGTTTGGTTCTGAACTGAGTGCTGGTGATATTCGTGGTTATTGCGCTTCTCGCAACATGAATTATCAGACTGTAACTCGGCGTTTGGAACCTTTTAAAACTGATCGTGGTCGTTGGAATCTGGAAGTAACTCAAGAGAATGTTGAGCAGATTGAGCGTACTTTCCAATCTCCTTCTGCTCTTCCTATTGTGGAACAAAATCTTATTCCTGATAAAGATGATACCTTCGTCAAGTTTGGTAATTTTAACGATATTAAAAAGATTATTCAGTCCAATATCTTTTATCCTGCGTTCATTACGGGTCTTTCGGGTAATGGTAAAACGTTCTGTGTTGAGCAAGTTTGTGCTCAACTTAAGCGTGAATTGATTCGTGTCAACATTACTATCGAAACCGATGAGGACGATCTTATTGGGGGTTTCCGCCTTGTTAATGGTGAGACGGTGTGGCACAATGGACCAGTCATCGAAGCATTGGAACGTGGAGCTGTGTTGCTTCTCGATGAAGTGGATCTTGCATCTAATAAAATTCTTTGCCTCCAATCCATCCTAGAAGGTAAAGGAGTTTTCCTGAAAAAGATTGGTCGTTTTGTCAAACCTGCTTTTGGATTTACTGTAGTTGCCACTGCAAACACCAAAGGTAAAGGTTCTGATGACGGGCGTTTCATCGGCACTAATGTGCTCAACGAGGCGTTCCTAGAGCGGTTTCCTGTGACTTTTGAGCAGTCCTATCCTGCTCCTGCTACTGAGCAGAAGATCCTGGAGGGAGTTGCTCTGGACCTTGGTATAGAAGACCGTGACTTCTGCAAGCGACTGGTGGACTGGGCAGACGTGATCCGTAAGACGTTCTATGACGGTGGTATTGAAGAAATCATCAGCACCCGTCGTCTGGTTCACATTATCCGTGCTTTCAGTATTTTTGGTGATAAAGCAAAGGCAATCCAAGTTTGCGTTAATCGTTTTGATGACGAGACCAAGCAATCTTTCTTGGAACTCTATGACAAAATTGATATTGATTTCCAAATGCCTTCTACTGAACTTGAATTGACTGTGGAAGGCGGTAATGAAGTTGACTTAAACCCCGCATTCTGATATAATTGGGGAAGGTTAATTATGACTTTCCCCCTCTTATTATGGATGAATATCCCTACTCGATGAATGAGTTTACATTAAAAATGAATGATGAAACTGGATTAATTGATGTTACAAAAACTCCTATGAATATACCTGAAAACACAAATGCTAATGGTTTCTGGAAATACAACGAAGATAAAATCCTGAAACAACTTGAACAATATATTGCTGGTACTTATAATCAGCACTATGTTGATAGGACTGGTGGTGGTACTGATCAAACATTGGACAAGATTAAGCATAATCGTCGTGAAGGTTTCTGTGCTGGTAACATAACCAAGTACACTGATCGTTATGATACTAAGGGAACTCCTCGTGCTGATCTTTTTAAGGTTCTACATTACACTATTCTTTTGATCAATCACCTCAATCTTGTTGAAAACAAATGAAACTATCTGACAATTCTCTGACAGTCCTTAAGAACTTTGCTGGAATTAATAATTCCATTCTAGTGAAGCAAGGTACTAAACTTCGCACTATTTCTGTGGCAAAGAATATTCTTGCTGAAGCAGATATTACTGAAGAGTTTCCTCGTAACTTTGCCATTTATGATCTAAATCAATTTCTAAATGGTCTGAGTTTGCATCAAGATCCAGAACTGGATTTTACCAACGACTCTTATATTACAATTGTTGAAGGTAAGCGCCGAGTCAAGTATTTTTATGCTGATCCAAATGTGATCATTTCTCCTCCAGATAAAGAGATTCAACTTCCTTCTAAAGATGTTTGTTTCCAACTGGAAACTGGTTCTTTGGAAAAACTTCTGAAAGCGGCAGCAGTTTATCAACTTCCAGATTTCTCTGCAGTTGGAGAGGCAGGTGTGATTCGTCTGGTTGTTCGTGATAAGAAGAATGACACCTCTAATGAATACTCTATTGTTGTTGGTGAGACTGATAAGAAATTCATTTTCAACTTCAAGGTGGAAAACATCAAGATTATTCCTGGTGCCTACGACGTGGTTGTGTCAGAAAAACTACTGTCCCAGTTCAGCAATACCAAATACAATTTGAAGTATTATATTGCTCTGGAACCTGATTCTACGTTTGTCTGATGCAATTCCCACTTTATTTGACTTCCGAAGGAAAGCAAATATTAGATTTGGTGGCAAAAGCACACTTTAATATTCGTGAGAATATTTCTTGGTGTTCTAATGCTAATTATGCAGGTGCAATTATTAAAGAAAATAAAACATTCTTTATTTGCACCAAAAATATTTTTAAAGGATCCAATCCAAAACAGTATTTAAATGAAACTGTTTATCACGAAGCAGTTCATGTCGCTCAACAATGTAAAGGTATGAGACCAATTGGAATTCCAATTAGTCAAATGCCTCTATCAGGGAGTAAAATGAAAGACATTGATCGATCAATATCTTTGACAAAAAACAAATCTATGAGACAAATGGAACATGAATCATTTTGGTTAGAGGATAAACCAAAACAAGTAATTTATTATTTGAAAAAGTTCTGCTTTTAATTATGAACATCTTTGTGACCAATGAATTTCCCGCCGAGTCGGCAATTTGCCTTCCCGACAAGCATATCGTTAAGATGCCACTAGAATGCTGCCAAATGCTTTCCATTGTGGCATCCAAATGGTATCACAACTACGGCACTCTTCCCAAAGCAGATGGTTCTTCCTATGCAACTGAGAAGGGTGCTTTTCGCAATCATCCATGCACTCAATGGGCAGCAAAGACCATTGATAATGCATATTGGTTGATTAAACACGGCATGAATCTTTGTGATGAGTATTCAGTTCGTTATGATAAGATTCACTCGTGCTATAATACTCTCCTTGCCGCATACTATCTTTTTCCCAAAGGAAAGATTGCTGAGGTGACTCCATTCGTTCGTGCCATGCCCGACGAATACAAACTTGATGAAAGCATTGATACATTCACTGCATACAAAATGTATATTGCTTCCAAACCTTGGGTGACGGATAATTATCTCCGTATGCCTTCTCGCAAACCTGATTGGATTTGATTATGAGTGATTTTATCTGGACTGAACGATACCGCCCAAAAACCATTGAAGATTGTATTCTCCCAGAGAATATTAAAAAGACCTTTAGTGATTTTCTAAATAAAGGCGAAATTCCAAATATGCTTCTTTGTGGTCCTCCTGGTGTAGGTAAGACTACGGTTGCAAAAGCACTCTGTAATGAACTGGGAGTAGATGTTTATGTCATCAATGGATCCGACGAAGGTAGATTCCTCGATACTGTCCGAAACAATGCGAAGAACTTTGCTTCGACCGTCTCACTTTCGTCAGATGCTAAACACAAAGTCGTC